TTTATGAACGATGTTATAGCAGTTTCAGTTCCGTCTCCATTTAATTGATTTATACCAACTTCATGTTCATAAAATATGGTTGCACCATTAGACACACCACTTACTACAGGAAATGTAGGGGTATCAGAAGAATTAAAATCTGTAGCGTATGGCTGTTCATAAACTGTTGATCCGACCCAAGTGGTTCTATCTAAAGTTCCCGTAGTCCAAACATTTTCGTCAAAATTATAAGTTACCACTCTATCAATTACTTGAGAGTTAGCAGTTGGATAAAACCAATTAACCTCTGAATACAATTCATTAATACCACCAAAAACTATTTGACCAGAATTATAGTTTATACCAGGATTATTTCCGTCTGTTGTAAAAACAAAATCTTCTACTAAACAAGGTAGTGATTTTACTGTACCATCATAAACATAAAAGCCACCTGTTTTTCCCATCCAGTAAACTGCGCCATTTGCAAATATTCCTGCATGTTGACCTAATAAACCATTGTTAGATCCTACTTTTCTAATTGAAAAAGTAAATGGGGGTCCTACGAACTGCATCTCATATGCAGCAGTGTCTGTTAAAACTAAAATGTAATCTTTACCTTTAAACGCTCCAACAATTCTTGTGCCATCATCTAATCTAAAAGTTCCCGCTGTGTTTGTTGATGTTGGTTCATAATCACCTTTATTCTCTTGATCAGAAAACCTTATAAACATTTTGTCTTGGGAAGATGGACTACCTATAGTAGTTTCAGTGCCAAGATGAAATAAATGTCTATCTCTATCAGAGACAATTGTCATAACAGATTTAGTTGGCATTCCGGTTCCTATAGTAGCTCGTGTAACTAAAGCATTTGTTGCTGAAGCATCCCAAGTAAAAGTTTTTCCGTTGTGAATTGTTGCTATCAAGATATTTCCAAAATTATCTAATGACCAGTTAGCAGGTTCAATAGTAACATTTGAAGTCGTTGAAGGGTCACCCCATGCAACAAAGTTAGTAATATCAGTTACTGTAGATCCATCAGTATGATCTGCAGGCGTTGTTCCATTTTGACCCCTGGATAAAGTTTGTAAGGTATTTGAAGATTT